AGCAAGTGGCAGAGATTGCACATGATATCCGTATGGATCTAAATCTACATCCTATTTTTCAACAAGTAGATACTCATATCATGCGTTATGTAGAAGCAGCTGGTATTAACAATAAAGAACATTGGGTAGAAGAAAGACTCAATGATCTCCCCGATGAAACTGAAATTGATTTCTTTTAAACCATGGCAATTTATAATGATAGTCGTATCGTAATCAATCTGAATGAATTGGTTGACATACGAGCGAATGTATTGAAAGAAGAGTTGAGTGATAGCGACGTTGCTCTTTTGGCTCGCGAACTTACCGATACCTTAACTTGGGATAACCTTTACTTTATGGTAGATGGAGCGATACTTGACTTTAAGGGTAAAGGTAGAGTAAAATATGGAGACACTGCAAATGAGGCTTGGTTAATGGAGATCGAGCGTAATAAGAAGTGTTTTAAAATGGTTGAGTTAAATGGAGGATCATGGACAATTCAAGTACCTCAGAGAATCAAGGGGTAAAGACATATCACATATATTATGATGATAAGTGTTTGTTTAAGGATTTGAATCAAGAAGAGTTTAATGTCATATGGGGCAGAATATACAAGTCTTATCATACAGATTCCTTGTCTTATTCTGTCATTGATGGCGATGTTATACATGAGGAGAACAGTTATTAATGGCACATGACCTAGATCATCTTGAACCTTACATGCATGATTGGATAGATTATCTAACGCAACCTGATAAACTCAGTGATGGTAATTATACAGGGCCACGTTGTCCGTTTGCCAAGGATGTAAGAGATAAACATCGAATGAAGTTAGTCAAGGTTTATGACTATTTCAGCGCGTACGACTACTGGGAGGTGGTTTCAAGGGAATGTGAATCTTTTGATGGCAGTAAAGATGTAGTCATAGTTGCAGCAAAGTCTAATGCAAATATCATCAACCCAGATCAAATGTCTGGCGGCGTCGATGGACTCAACACGTTTCTGAATCAACAGGGCAAGGATTTATGGTTGTTGACGAAGATGGATCAGTTGTTTACCATCATCATGATTCAGAAAATCAGCGCGTTGGACGATTCGAGTGACCTCTTAAGAGAGAAGGGATATTATACTACTAGATACTCTGAAGCACAAATGGAGAAGGTGGTAGATGGTCGTAAGAAGTATCGTGAGAAGTTAAATGAAACAACCTAAAGTTGTAGACCTACCAAACTACGGTGTACTTGAATGTGAGCTGGAAGATCAAGAGATTGACTATTTGTGGAAATTAGTTCATAAGTATTCTCGTGGTGCAAAGTGGGAAGGAAACCGATTGTTGAGTATTGATAATATTGATGACAAACAATTCTTTCTTACTGATGATGAGGGACTCTTTCAAAACAATGTTTTGATGCCTGCTGCTCAAACCTATTTTGAAAAATATGGAACACCTTTTAAACTTAAATCAACACATTACCATTTACCTACATTCTCTCGTTTCTGGTGTCGTGTATCTAAAGATGGAGATTATCAAAGCATACATGATCATCAAGGCATATTCACCTTTGTAGTTTGGTTGAAGATACCTTTTGAAGGAAAAGAAGAACATGCTGTACAGCCAGGGTTCAGACCAGAAGCAGCAGATTTTGTACTTTGTTATCCCGATACATGTGGACAGTATCAAAAGAGGAATTGGGTTTTGGGAAAAGGTGCTGAAGGTAAAATGTTATTCTTTCCAAGTGATATAAATCACATTGTATATCCACATTACACAACCACTGAATATCGTGTTGCATTAGCTGGAGATATCGTTTTTGATAGTATGTCGCCTACTGAACCAGTAAATCCAGATAGACCACCAGATGAATCAAATGCAAGTGGTAAAAATTGAAATGTATAGATAATGACAAAAGCACACTTATGGAAATGAATGTCGAGCTTGGTGTAAAAGAATTAGAGTACATCTACGAATCACTCTCCTTTAGATTAGAACATGATAATCACCTCATGTATCATCCTGATATTAGAAAGGATATAGAAGATATGATGGCAACATGGGAAGATGAATACCTATAACGTATACATTGGCGGAAACTTAATTATGAAGGAAGTGCCAGTCGGAGATATAAAACACAAACTATCATATTTAAAAGAGTATTTTAAAAACTATCCAGACGATGAACTTCGTAAAGAAGAAATAAAGGTGATTAAAAATGAGTCGGGGAAAAGTTAATATATAATATAGAACTATGGACAAATGTGATTTGTCGTGGTATACTTACTATGTAATTACAATACGTTATGGCAAAAGGATTTACAGTAAAAGCAAATGCTCCCAAGACTAAAAAAGTCGAAGATGATTTTAATCTAGAGGAAGCAAAAGCATTAGCAAAAGGTAAAGCAATAGTTTTCTGTCTGCCAGGTAGAGGAGTTTCTTATATTTTCCTAAAAAACTTCGTTCAACTATGCTTTGACCTTGTACAGAATGGATCAAGTATCCAGATCTCACAAGATTATTCATCAATGGTTAACTTTGCAAGATGCAAATGCCTTGGTGCAAACGTTCTCAGAGGCCCAGATCAAGTGCCTTGGGATGGAAAACTAAAATATGACTATCAGTTATGGATTGATTCTGATATTGTCTTCAATACTGAGCAATTCTATCGTTTAGTATGGATGCAAAAAGAAATTGCTGGTGGTTGGTACTGCACAGAAGACGGAAAAACAACATCTGTTGCACATTGGTTAGAAGAAGAGGACTTTGCAAAGAACGGCGGAGTCATGAATCATGAAACTATTGAGTCAATCTCACGCAGACGCAAGCCTTTCACTGTTGATTACACTGGATTTGGTTGGTTATTAATCAAAAACGGTGTATTTGAACATAAAGAGATGAAATATCCTTGGTTTGCACCTAAAATGCAAGTCTTTGAATCAGGAGATGTTCAAGATATGTGTGGAGAAGACGTTTCTTTCTGTTTAGATGCAAAAGAAGCAGGCATGGAAATATGGATTGATCCAAAAATCCGTGTTGGTCACGAAAAAACGAGGATTATTTAAGATGGCAGACGGAGAAGTAAGGTATAAGGTCGTAGAATTAGGCACATCAGGCTGGTGTGTCAACGACCCCACCCAAGATGTAGGTCTTGATAAAGAATCTGCAAGGGCAAGATTGAACTTTTACATGTCAGAGGGTATTTCTCCTGACAGATTAAGAGCTCAGATCGATAAATAAAAAGAAAAAGGTTAAAGATGGCAGATTCAGATCCAAAATTAGCTCCCCATAACGTAGAAAGTGCTGGATTCGGTAGTGGAAGTGTTAAAGGACAGTATGATGTGAGCGCTCAAGCACGCAAAAAAGCTGCGGCAAACACAAATGACAAACAATCTCCACTAGCTGCTGGATAAAAAACTTCTAAAAATAAACAAAGACCCTTCAAAAGGGTCTTTTTTTGTGTCTAAATAGAATTTGAATAGTATATTTGTCCATAATGAAACTAAAAAATACGCCATTTGGCGGTTTTAAAGATGGTTTTATAGAAAAACCAGAAGAAGATGAGACAATTCTGCGTGAAGTTGTTGGCGATGACGCCAATGATAAGAAAAGAAAACAGAATTTAAGTGAATAATGGCAAAAGTTGACAGACCACTCGTTAATAGAACTCCATTTAGGGATATTAGTCTATCATTTAGTCGCCATCCTGTCACAAATGACATTGGCGTCTTCGTAAATGAGGATGCGATAAAGAGATCTGTCACAAATTTAGTAAGGACAAGAGTAGGCGAGAGGTTTTATCAGAAATTATTAGGTAGTCCTCTTGAAGATACCTTATTTGAACAGCAAGATCCAGACGTTGCTCAGGTTTTAGAGGATGATATTAAACTTTTATTGGATAACTACGAACCTAGAATCGCTAATTGTACAGTAACAGTGCTTTTTCCACTTGATACTAACCAATTAATTTGTAATCTTACCTACGATATCGTTGGGATGCAGTTCCCACAGCAAAATATAGAATTTATTCTCCAATCGACTAGAGCATAATGTCATTTAACCAGTTTACAAACCTAGATTTCGCTGATCTTAGGGCTCAAATTAAAGATTACCTTCGAGTAAACAGTGATTTTGCTGATTTTGACTTTGAAGGATCTAACTTTTCTACTCTAATTGATCTTTTAGCGTATAATTCCTACATTACTGCTTACAATACGAACATGGCAGTCAATGAGTGCTTCCTAGACAGTGCTACATTGCGTGAAAATGTGGTTTCATTAGCTAGAAACATTGGTTATGTCCCAAGATCTTCTAGATCTGCACAAGCTGTAGTCGATTTTACTGTAGATTTAGGAACTAATGACACAAAAATCTTAACTTTGAAGGCAGGACAGGTAGCATTAGGTAATCAGACTGCAAGTAATTACATATTTTCAATTCCAGACGACTTTGTAGCTACAACAGACGATAATAATACTGCGACTTTTAGTAATTTAAGAATTTACGAAGGAATTTACCTTCAAAAATCATTTGAGATAGATTATTCTCAACCAAATCAAAGATATATTCTTCCAAACGCAAATATTGACACAACTTCTATCCGTGTTACTGTATCTTCGTCAACAGATGAGATTTATTCTCTCTATAATAACATTTTAAGAGTAGATGCTGACTCTAAATTGTTCTTAATACAAGAAATTGAAGATGAACAGTATGAAATTTTATTTGGAGACGGAATTATTGGTAAAAAACCTCCAGCTGGAGCTATTGTAACTGTAACTTACATTGTTACTAACGGAAGAGCTGGAAATGGAGCTCGAAATTTTTCATTTGTTGGTATTTTGAAGGATGATACTGATACAACAATTTCATTAGGGATATCAAGATTAAAAACAACTCAAAAATCCGAGTTGGGAGATAATGTCGAGGATGTTAGTTCAATTAAATTCCTTGCACCTCGTATATACTCCTCACAATACCGTGCCGTGACCGCAAACGACTATACAGGTATAATTCCATTCGTATATCCTAACGTTGAGTCTGTGACCGCCTACGGTGGGGAAGAACTAGATCCTCCTGAGTTTGGAAAAGTGTTTATTTCGATAAAACCGAAGAATGGTTCTTTCCTTTCACAAATTACAAAGGATGATATATCAAGACAATTAAAACAATACTCAATTGCTGGCATCAAACCAGAAATTATTGATCTTAAGTATCTTTATGTTGAAGTTGATACATCAGTTTACTATAATACCAACTCGACATCAGATCCATCTGAATTGATCAGTAGTGTTACAAAAACTTTGACATCATACTCCAATTCGGCCGATATTAATGCTTTTGGTGGTAGATTCAAGTATAGTAAAATTGTAGGATTGATAGATGACTCTGCTAGGGGTGTTACTTCCAACATTACTAAAGTTAAGATGAGACGTAATATAACTCCTGAGATCAATACCTTTGCAACTTATGAACTTTGCTACGGAAATGCTTTTTATGACCAACCAAACGGATATGGCATACGATCCAGCGGATTTACAGTCAGTGGTATTGACGGAACTTTGTATATGGGTGACATTCCTACTGCTGGGACGACTGTTGGAAAAATAGTTTTCTTTAAACTTGTAAATAACCTTCCACTAATCGTTAAGAATGACGCTGGGACTGTAGATTACATTCATGGGGAGATTAATTTAGATGTGGTAAATATAACAGGTGCAATGTTAGAAAGTGGAGTTATTGAAGTTGAAGCAATACCCGATTCTAACGATGTTATTGCTTTAAAAGATTTGTATTTACAATTAGATGTTTCAAACAGCACAGTTAATGCTTTACCTGACGTTGTTTCCTCTGGTGAGAACACTTCTGCAACTGCATACGTCACAACATCCAGTTACGCTAGCGAATCAATCTATACAAGATAAATGACAGATATTAAAAGAGTAAAAATCTCTCATGTGATACAATCACAGATTCCTGAGTTTCTGACTAACGAATCACCTCTTTTTGTCAGCTTCTTAAATCAGTATTATCAATCACAAGAACATCAGTCAGGTGTAGCTGATCTAGCAAATAACTTGGCTAAGTATAGACAGATAGGGGCTTTCAATGCAGAGTCACTAGTGGTTTCAACTGAGTTGACAGATAACGTTTTTGCTGGTGATCCTACCATAAGAGTGACTTCTACTACTGGGTGGCCTCAAAGTTATGGATTGTTGAAAATAGATAATGAAATTATTACATATACCAATAAAACTCCCACTTCATTTATTGGTTGTTCTAGAGGATTTAGTGGAATAGATCAAATATCAAAAGAGGACGCAGCTGAGTTTCTAAACTTTTCAGAAACTAATGCTGAAGTCCATCTTATTGGTGCGACAGTTCAAAATTTAAGTAATCTTTTTCTACAGACATTTTTTACTAAATTTAAAACAGAATTTTTACCTGGCTTTGAAAATAGAAGTTTTATAGAAGGAACTTCGGTTACTAATATCCTTACAAGGGCAAAAGACTTCTACATGTCTAAGGGAACTGACTCTTCATATCAGATTCTCTTTAAACTTTTGTATGGTGAGGACATTGAACTTTTAAAACCAATCGAAAGTACAATAGTTCCGTCTGATAACGTATATTTTAAAACTAAGCATGTTCTTGTTGAAAATTTGTTCGGTGGTCAACCATTAGAAACTGTAGGTAACTTTTTATATCAAGATATTGCTGGAATTGGAACTGCGAGTGCTTCAATTTACAATGTAGAGTATAGACCGATCAATCAAGTTGATTTTTATGAAATATCGTTAGACTCAACATCATTTGACGGTTCTTTTGAAGTGCCTGGTAAAACTAAGGCTTTAGAACTGACTGCAGCAGAAGCTCCGACACTAGTTGTTGATTCTACAGTTGGTTTTGGTCAAAGTGGAACTCTATTAGTTAAACCTAGAGAAGGTGCAAACTATCTTACTCTAAGATACACTGACAAAACCATAAATCAATTTTTGGGTGTTACTGGTATTACAACTTCTTTGGTTTTTGGTGCTGATATACTTGAAAACAAGTTGGCATACGCTTATGCTGGTTTTGGTCAAACATCACTTTTACAATTTAGACTTGTAAACGTAATTGATGAGGTAGATACTTCTGACTCCACAAATATGCAAGTTGGGGACAGTCTTAAACTTCTTTCATTCGGTAAAGACTATGGAGATGATCCAAAATTCAATAATTGGATATACAACATTCCATCTAGTCATAATGTATCTAAAATTAGTCAGGTAAACGTAAATACTTTCAGAATTACTATATTTGATTCATGTGTTTTCTATATTGACGAAGTTTTAATATTGAGAAATGATAATGGCGATAAAACACAGATAACTGTTAAACAAATTGAATATGATTCAACAAACGTAGAACAAATTTACTCAAATACTATTGTTGTCCAAGCTACTGGTTCTATTCCATCAAATGCTAGTGTTTTAACAAAGACTG